CATTTGTAAATTATAAATAGAATATATCTAATTTATTTAAATCATTTGTTTTTTGAATTATACTTATTTTATTATCATTAATTTTTACTTTTGTAGTACCAACCATAGTTAGATATGTAGTGTGCAAAGGTACAGTTTCAAAGTAGTATAACACACTATTATTTGTTTGTAGTTCTGTACTTCTTAATACAATTTTTTTTAAAGAATATGCTAATGTAAGTTCATTTTTTATTTCTGTAATTGTACCTAATAATTTATTAAAATTAACATTAATAAAATTGTATATAATTGTGTTATTGTACTCCCAGTTTAAAGTATTGGAAGTATAAATATTAGTTGCATGAGTATCTTTAATTGAACCATTAATATAGTTATGCAACCCACTACCTCTTATTAGTGTATCAATATAATAATTATCCGTGCTATCATATAAGTAGTTAATAATGTTATATGCTCCGTCAATTGTCATTAGTAAGCCACTATGGTCAGTAACTGGTTTACTTGTATCAAAATTATAGTAAGTACCTGCGTGACTGTATGAAAGATTGTTAATGGCATTGTTATTACCAACAATATATAACCCAACATAAAACTCTTGTATATCAAAGTTACTTACCATATTTCTACTGCCAGTTAAAGATAACGCAGTTAATGATATTTCAAAACACTTACTATTTGTGAGCAAATTATTATTATATAATGTAATACCATTTTTGCAAAATGATACTAATATGTCATTAAAATTATTGTCAGTACCAATACAATTTAATGCTTTATCGCACCAACTAATTTTACATTCATTTAATACACAGCTTCTACTTGAATTGGGTATATTAATACCAGTTTGAAAATAATATATTTCAACATTTATTATTGTATTTCTACTATCAGCGCCGTCACCCTTTTCATAATTTAAATTTATTCCATAACTAGGTTTAGTGAAAATACTGGTATTAATTCTACCTTTTATTCCTATATTTTTAATTTCATTATTTTTACCAGTAATGTTAAAAATACTTGCATTACCATTTGACGTTATAGTAGTGTTTGTTATGCCACATCCTATAATAGTTTTATCATCTGTTATTTCTATTGTCTCTGAAATTAAATAAATGCCACTAGGAAAAATAACAGTTTTTCCCGAAGATAAAGCATTATTAATAAATACTGTATCATCATGTATGCCGTCACCTTTAGCGCCATACATTTGTGGTGTAACATAAAAGTTAAAATATTTTTGAAATATTAATGTTAATTCACCACTTTTTGCCATTTCGTCAAGCTTCTTATTAATTTCTTCCTGCACATCAAGATTTTTAAAATAGTTGTCAACATAAGTTTTAAGTGTATTAAATGCACTTTGTAGTTCATCAAAGTTCTCACTTAATTTATTAACATTTTCCATTGTTTTATTCAAGTAATCGACAACTTTACACAATAACTCATAATAACTTAAGCTATCATCATATACCAATGGTAATACCTTTTGACACCAAAATCTAAATGGCCTTAAATCGTTCATTTTTACCTCGCTTTCCCTTTACCATAAAGTAAAGAAACAATCACTACAATCCTCAATAATCATCATATCAATATTGAGAAAAGTCTCTCTAAATTTCTTTAATAAACTGCTATAATTTTCTGTTCCTTGTTTGCCTTTAACTGTTTCAATATACTTATCAGTATTATTAATATTTTCTGTACCATTTTCAGTTTTACTATCATCCCTTGTTAAGGTATCTGTACTTTCATTAGTAGTCGTATTATTTTCATTAACTTTAGTAACTGTAGTCAATGGTACGCTATCAGCAATACCTTGTGTATCCATACTATTCTGTGGTGTATCACTAAATCTATTCAAGGTATCAGTATTACTTGTACTACTACCACCACTAACATTTTTACTTGTACCGCTATTAGTTTCTATATTATTACTTGTCCTATTACTTGTACCGCTACCCTCTCTACTCCTAGTCAAATCTACATCATAAAAAGGATTAAACTCAAGCAACTCGCTTTTATACAACTGATTGTAATAAGGCATAATCTCATTGAGCTTAGCATTTAATGCAAGTTTCCACCTACCTACAGTCTCATGTGCAATCTCCCTCGTATAATAATGCTTTAATATCTTCCTGCACAAAACTTGTCTATAGTTTTCATCAAATATTGGAAAGTCAAAATTAAAAACTTTATTCCAACATTTATCCAACACACTATCAACATTGTCTGCACCCTTACTCTCACTTAAGCCTGCACTATTTTCACAAATAAATCGTACTTCTGTCGTATACTTACTCATTATTCTCACCACCTTTACCTACATCAGTTTCGTTACTCAACTCTGCTTTATCAGCATTATAAGTATCAAGCACCTGCATGTCCTCTCTATATTCAACACTAATGTTTAATCCGAACATTCTGTTAATCTGTTCACATGCCTGCTGTCTCATAAACAGTCTTGAATACCTACTAGCAATAGTACCACCTAAGTTTCTTTGTACTTCATCAGTTATCATTCTTTCTTTCTTTATAGTATTAACATTACTAATACCTAAGTAAGTTAGTGCTTCATTCCAGTATTGAGTCTTTAACTCATACAGCTTATCGGCAACGTATGGACTTGTTGTATCAAGCGTTTTAATACCGCTTAAGTCTAAGTTCTTATCACCGAAAATGAATGGTTCATTACCCATATACTGTGCATACAGATTTTTCATTACCAATCTCTGATTTTCAGTACAAGTGATAATATTAGGTGTTTTCTGCTGTATAACGTTTACGTCAATAGTTCTCTGTATTTCATACAGCCTTTTACTCATTTCCTGCACATCAAGTATACTGTTAGTATGTAGCATATTATTAAAGATAATAACACTGTTGTTAGGGTCAAGTTTCATTTGATAACCATTTTGTGCGAATGCTGTCCTAGTAATAGGTATTCTATAAACATTTAGTGCACCACCAATCATAACTTGCAAGCCTAAATATCCCATAACTTCATCTTTGAAAAATACTGCCATTCCGTCATTGAAAAGTGCTAGTTCTAAAAACCTTGCATCAATTGTATCCGGCAAGTTTTTCCAGTCAAACATTGAAATACTCAACTCTGTGAGCCTATTGACATACTGTAAATATGTTCTCTGATTTTGCAAGAACGCTTCACTTTGTGCTTTTCTTCCTTTTCTCATTGTCTCACCTCTTTTCTAACTAGGACTGTTATCTAATGAATAGTTACCTATTTCACTAGCATTTTTCCAAAATGTAATACCATTGTTAAATATATTTTTTATTTCAGTTATATCATTATTGTTACATTTATTTCCTATTATACAGCAATTCTGTGTTTTTGTGTAGTTCCAATGTGGTCTACTCTTTATGTCCGGTACTTTTACTCTTTTAGTGGCATAGCCGTATTTGTCAAAATATTCATCAATAATATGAGCATATTGTGGTGTTACTTGCATTTGTTTAAAGTAAAAATCTTTGTTGCGTGTAGCAACATCAATTGAACCACTATTACTTCCTCTTGTCTGTGGTGGTTTACTGTATGCTAACATAGCATCTATACCATTATCAACTAAACCAGTTGCACCACTTAATGCTAATTCCGGATTAAAACTACCCATCCCTGCAACAACTGTACCAGTATTTAACAAAGCTGACATAGTTAATTTACTAGCTGATTGAGCTAACCACGCTTTATAAGCATCAACAGGCCATGCCACTTGTGGAAAATCACTCATAACTAATTTTTCTGAATAATTACCTTCATCAACATTAGTACCATTATAACCCATAGGAACTAATGCTATTTGTGGATTTCCTACAACACTTCCGTATAAAGCAAAATCACAAGTATTTTTTACAAACCATTCATACCTATATATTGCAGAGTTATCGCAACAATCTACTGCTAAATAGTTAAAAGGGTATGTTAATAATTTTTTATTTTTTGGTGTATAGCCACCAATTCTAGTGTTTTTTGCTACTACGTTTACTTGCACACTTGGCTGTGTAGTAGTTGTGTAAAAATCACTTGGCATTAAAAAAATATTTACAATGCTATCTTGTTTGTTAGCTTGTGTGGCTGTATCTAAATAAGTTAATAATGCTTGTACTTGCTCGTTGTTATCTATTCGTCCTGCTATATAATCTACACCACTAAATAAACCGGCTTGATAGCCACCAGTTTTTGTTCCCTCTTTTGCATAAGTTGTTGCTATTACTGCACTATAACTTGCAAAATGCCCACTTTTACTTATAGCATTACAAACTATCGGTCCAGTATCAATATTTTCTGTTACGATATTACTGCCTGCATAATCAATACTGCTATGTTCTCTTTCAACAAAACTCTCTTTAAGAGTGCAGTCAAAAAGAAACCATGTTTGCATTACATCAATAGTAAAATATACATTGCTAACTTTATCGTTCACATACTCAATATTAGTAATAAAAGCATAAAACCATTTACTGCCATAGTTAGTATTTTGAAACATCATATAATTACAATCATAAATACTTTCTGCATTTGCACTCATTCTCACAACACCTTGTTGTCCGTTAATTCTCTGAAAACTAGCTTTATCCATAGTCTTGCTAACTTTACTTTCAAAATAACTTTTTTGCGCACTCCTGCTTGTAAAGTAAATAGTATCTTTATAACTACTATCTATCGGTACACCACTACATAATTTGATAATACTATTAGGTTGTATCTGCATATTTTCACCACCTTTACAATAGCAGGAGAGCACTTACGCTCTCCTGTCATATTTAATCTACGCAACTGTGATAGTTGCTTCACCAAACTTAGTACTATCAAATGTGCTAGTAGCTTTAACTGTAATAGTTTCTGCTGTAGCATCACTATTAACTTTAAGCATTCCCGTACTTGAAATACTAGCCTTAGCACCCTCTGGAGCAATACTCCAAATAACACTCTGTGGTGCATAGTTTTCAGTATCAACAGTAACATTTAGCTGTAACTGACCACCTGCACTAACTGTAGCTTGACTTGGTGTAACTGTAACTGTTTTTACAGTTGGCACACCTGCAACAAATACAGCATTGTTAGAGAACGGAGAAACACTAAATGTTTTCCATACATGATACCAGTAGTTCCAATAAAGACCCTCACCATTGTACTGCTCTGTAAAGTTCTGATAGTTATCGAATATCATAAACCAGTCACTATCAACCATTACACATGGTATAGCGTCAAGTGCTTCAAGATCTGTCTTGCTTATCTTTGTATAAGTTGGGTCATCAGCAAAGAGAATATTTAATCTATCAATGTCTAAATCTCCGAAACTATCTACAAGTACATGATGTCCGTCAAACTCTGCTCTATCCATATTGAAAGCACTGGCAAGCACTTCAACATTCATAGTAGCATCAAACTGTGAATTGACTAACAAATACTGCTCCTGCTTAGGTGTATGGTTCATAACACCTGCAAGGTTATTCTTTGAGTTAAGGAATGTAAACTTGTTTGATACTCCCTTAATGGTACTAACAATGCTATTCATATTTGCACTGTTAATAGCAGGAATAGTAACTGGGTTCATTAGTCCATTTAAGATATGTTTTGCAAGCATATACTTCATAGTCTGAAACTCGTCATAGTTAGCACCAGTATACATAGCGTCTACGATCTTAGCAATCAAATCTGTAATGCCGTCAATAGACAGAAAAGCCTGTCTCAACTGGTCATTTGAAATTGTAGCTTTGTAGAACTTCTGATAGTTCATAATGTGAAACGCACTGCGTACATCAGGAATTTCACGTTTGAACACATTAGACTCTGCAACTTGTGGGTCATACTGAAACGGCTTTGCAATATTAATAAATACTTCCTCGATAGACTCACCAAACTCGAGCATGCCTTTTTTAAACATAGCCCACGGATTGTCGTATGATTTGCTTGTTAAAATTACTCTGCCTATTCTGTTTACAAGAGCAGATAAAAACTCATTCTGTAAAGCAGGGTAGTCCATGATTACCGCGCCAATTTCTCTGATTGAGTCAGAGTCTGCTGTAGCCTGTGGTACATAATCTCTGTAATTTGTGCTTGCGTTATTTCTTATTGCATTTAAGATGTCAACGCTTGAATTAGTAAGTGTCTTAATTTTTGGTTTTGTAGCCATAATTCCTAGCCCTCTCTTTCTTTAAATAAATCATCAAAGGAAATGTCCTTACCATCATCAGTAATATCTTCCTTTTGTTTCCTCATTGCTGTTGTAGGGTCTGTGCCCTCTTTGCCCTCAAAGAAACGTGCTTTATATTTTTCTCTCCACTCATTGTCATTCTGTTCGTATTTTGTTTTCCAATCAGTAGTATCACTTGCACGTGCTTCGAGGTCATTGAATGTATCAGTAAAATTTTCAATCATGGTAAGCGTATTATCATCAGCGCTATCTCCTGCTAATCCTTTTACTGCACTCATAAAGTCATCGTGTGAAAGTACTGCCATTTTTCTCACCTCTTTTCTGTTTAAAATAATGGTCTGCACATCATCCAAACTGGCATACGTTTTCGCTTAGTTGGTGTTGGTGTTGGTGGTGTAACTCCAGTTAGGTATTCATACCAGTTGCTTGCATAAGTTAAACGTTTATCAAGTGCTTCTACTCCTGCACGTTCTCTTTCATATAAATATGCCTTGCAGGCTTCTGCAACATCAGTCAGCTGTGAAAATTCTGCACCAGTATATCCGTAACCTAGTGACGGCTTAGGTATCCATTGTCCACCATATCCGTTTATTATTTCATCCCACATTAACTGTGTCTGTATTTCACCAGTTGCCCAGTCAACGCCATAAGCAGTTGCATAATCTGTTAGGTTACTGCTAGGTGTCCATTGTATCAAGCCCCAACCACTGCTTGCACTTGCTGTTTGTTTCATACCAGAATTAATGTTGGACTCTTGTTGAAGATTGCCAAGCATACCTGCCACACTTTCAATGGTAAAACCTTTACTGTTAAAATATCCATAAAACTCTGTAGCGTTGTTTTCCATTTCAGATTGTGTTAAATATGCATTTACTCCAACTTTAACTATCCATGCCATTATCTTATACCTAAACTAAAAAGTTTATTCCATGTGTTTTTACCACACTTACCATCAACGCTTAGTCCGTAATTTGTCTGAAAATTTTCACATGCACTTACGCATCCTGCGCCATATTTTGTATCAATGCTACCAGTATAATATCCTAATTTTGTCATAAGTATTTCAAACACTGTTACATCATTATTTGATGAACCTTTTTTTAATAAATTCATATTGTAACCTGCACTTCCTTTATCATCTTTATAGCGTAAATGATAACTCCAACCATAACTAGGTGTGTAATATTTTCTTATGCATATTTCTTTTCCAGTCTGGTCGCCTGCTTTACGTCCTTTTGTAGTTCCATTTTCATCAATGCTTGCATGAACTATATGTTCACTATCTGTTGAAACACAAACATGATGTCCTACAGCTAAATGAATATCACCTTTTTGAAAAGGTCTGTTACATGAAGTAAAGCCACAACGTTTTAATTGTTCGTACAAGTTACGTGTTGTACTGTTTACATTTACATTAAAACCTGCTGTAGCAAGTGCGTGTCCAACTAATGAGCTACAATCAAAGTCTGGGTTACCACCTCTGTTAATCTGTGAGTAGCCATGTGAATTGTCATTTGCTATTGCAATCATATAATCTGTGTATGTGTCAACTTTACTCATTCTTATCACTTCTTTCTACATTTAGAATGTCACATAATTTCTGCAATATTAATGTGTTATCATTTAATGCAGTTGTAAACTTGTCTGTTTCTGCCTTGTGACTATCATTAAGTTTCATACAATACCATGCTAAACATAAGCACATTACTATAGGAAATCCTACTGTTGTGATAGCCTGCATAATAACGTTTATATCCATGCTTTTATCTCCTTTCGTTTTAATTATATCATATTACTTGATATTTTGCAATATATATGTTATAATAAATTGAGATAAATATAGGCAATTTTTAAGAAAAGAGTACAACAATATGAGTAAAAATAAATACTATGACGGAACTAAATTACTTTCAATGAAAGACATAAATGGGTTAAAGCCTGAGTTATTTATGTGTACTACTAATAGAAGCGGTGGCAAGACAACATACTTTGGCAGATTATTAATAAATAGATTTTTGAAATATGGTAAAAAATTCTGTTTAATCTATAGGTATAATTACGAACTGGATGACGTAGCTAATAAATTCTTCAAGGATTTACAGACATTGTTCTTTAGAAATTATACTATGGAAAGTGAAAGATGCGCGAGTGGTATCTATCATAGTTTGTTTTTAAATGAACAACATTGTGGTTATGCTATTAGTTTAAATAGTGCAGACCAGTTGAAAAAATATAGTCACCTTCTTAGTGATACTGATAGTATGTTATTTGATGAATTTCAGAGCGAAACTAATCACTACTGTAGTGATGAAATAAGAAAATTTATTAGCGTACATACCAGTATAGCAAGAGGCCATGGAGAGCAAGCGAGGTATCTTCCGGTATATATGTTAAGTAATGCGGTTAGTATTATTAACCCTTATTATACAGAGCTGGGAATATCTGAAAGATTAAACAGTGAAACTAATTTCTTAAAGGGTGACGGGTTCGTACTGGAAAGTGGCTTCATAGAAACTGCAAGCAAAGCGCAAAAAGAAAGTGGTTTTAATAGAGCATTTAAGAATAATCAGTATGTTGCATATTCAAGTGAGAATGTGTACTTAAATGATAACACTGCTTTCATTGATACACCAGTAGGAAAAGGAAAATATGTTGCAACACTAAGATATATGGGTCATGATTATGCAGTGAAACAATACAGTGAGCAGGGTTTCTTATATATTGATGATAAAGCAGATAGTACTTTTAGAAGTAAAATAAGTGTTACTGTTAATGACCATGATATTAATTATGTTATGCTAAAACAGAATGATTTGTTTATTAGTCAGTTGAGATACTATTTTGAAAAAGGTTGTTTTAGATTTAAGAACCTTAAATGTAAAGAAGTCTTATTTAAGACTATTAGTTATTAGGTATCTGCTATTGTATGTTCACTTGATACTGCTAGGTAGCACGTTTGGAAGATAACGCTAGTATGTATTGTCGTAAATGCTGTGCGCTTGTGTTCTGCAATAGTTATAGATATAGAAAAGGCAAGAGTTTTTACTCCTGCCTTTTTTGTTTTTTATTTATAACAATTTAATATTAAGTGACTAATATCGCTTTTAGCTTCATGTAATATTTTTGATATAGTTGTATTAAAATCACATGGTATTCTTATTTCATATTCATTACTATTTATTTTAATATATAACTGTATTGTCACCTTATTGTATTCTTCTTTCAATTTATAGCCATTAAATTCAAGTTTTGTATATTCTTCAACTAAACATTCTAATATAAAATCAGCAAATTTATTAAATTTTATCATATCGTATTTATCTTCTATTATATCTGGTACAAAGTGTGCAAATATATTATTTTCATTTTTATTTATCATACTTTTTCTCCTTTACTTATAAAAATGATTGTGGATATCTGTTGCAATTAATATGTTTAATGATAATACAATTTCTCTTGTATCTTTTTTCTTTATAAAATCATATGATAATAACTTCGATATGTATAAACCATTTAAACAATATTCTATTTTATACTGCTCTGTGTATGGCACATCATAAAACTCGATTGAACCTCTAAATCTTTTACGTAGTTCCTGCACTACTTTTTCCATTTTATCATTCATAATAATGGTCACTCCCTTCTAAAAATATCACATTCATATCTATACTTACAAGCAAAGCAAAGATAGTTACACTGCTTGTGTATAAAATGCTGTCTTATTTTATATTGTATTAGTAAGATTAACCTAATTAATAATAGAATTAGTAATACAATTGTTGCATATTCAAATCTGCTCATATTATTTCACCTCATTTCGTATGTTGTGTCCACTAGTAATACACCGCCTTTAATTCTCTTAGGTAATAATTTCCCGGGAACACATAAACCAACTTTAAAATCACTATAGCCTCTTTTTGTTTCTAAGAATTTTAATTCACTCTGTGTATAGTTATCACTCTCCTTTACTTCATATCCCTGCATTGATTTGTTAAATAAATCTTTGCATTTCTGTGGCATACCTGCACATTTAATGTCATTGTATGGTTCATCAACTGGAATTAAATCGTTGTGAGTTATGTGTTCTATATATGTTTTCTGCCTTGTAAAAATAGCTGTGTCCCAACTGCTCTCAAGTTTCCAACAACAGAATTTTACTGGGTCTACTGTTATTCCTTTTATCTTATCAGCAGGTAAGTCACAATGTATGCTGTCGGTGTCAGCGTAAATAAATCCTGCTTTGTCTACACCATAATAGTTCTTTTGAGCGGCTGTGATTGTAAAGTTACGCGCATATGATGTTATTGCACTGCCAGTTGCTATATGTCCAACTTTTTTATTATTGGCAGGCACTATGTAAAAACCTATACTTTCATCCTCTTTAACATATGCAACCTTAAAACTACTATTGGAACTACTAGCAAGTTTACCATAAAGATTATTGAGAAACAGTTTTGCTTCCGTGCGTTTTGCACCTTTACTGTTCATTTTAATTTCTGCGTAATGATTGATGTAATTATCAAATATTCCTATGTCAGAATAAAACCAACACCCGTCTAAGATTTCAAAGTCAACGAGTTCATAGTGCTTTAACATTAACTTGTAATCTGTCATAGTTACTGTCATTATTTGTGCAGTATCTTTTATATTACCATTGATATCTTTATAGTATCTATTATAGTTTCCGTTTTTGTCTAATACATCGCTAGTTGTTAATGACTCTGTACCTTTATATAAATGGTTGCCTTTTATCTGAATAAATGGTAACATATTTTCTTTAATATAAAAGCGTGTTTTTATACGTAAAAAGTAATATTTATTTTCTCCTATAGCTTCATTGGGTATTATATTACCACTCCAAAAATATGGTTTTCCTATTGGAAAATAATTCCCACTTTGTGAATGCATCATACTAGGATATAATGAGTTCACATCAGCTGTCACACCATTGTGTCTAACTATATTTTCTTTTCCTTTTACTAAATAACACCAACCCCCTCTATAACTATGTCGTATATATTCATCAGCATTCGATGAACCATAAATATTTTTATCAAGTGTAAATTCATCAAGGGCAGGAAATAAATCGTTGTAGTCATAAGCACCTAATGAGTTTTTGTATTCTGCTACACAACATGAACCTATTGTTAATTTATCGTGTCCATCATTAAATAACTGTTCAAGTGCTTCTTTAACTACTAATACGTCATTTGCTATATATTTCTTTTCTTTATCAGTTATATTGCAACCTGCATATCTGTAGCCAACATATTCCATATCTAATTTTTGGTGCTTTGTTTTAAAAGATTTTCCTATTTGATATACTGAAAATGGTAATAACTTTAAACTATCTCTCAATTCAATAAAATGATTATTAACTTTAATAGTAAGCATATACCATTGACCCATTGAAGATATAGTATATCTAAATGTATTATTTTTCATGTATCTTTCTTTTATAAACTCGCCTTGTGTTCCATCTTCATTAAATGACTCATACGCTTGTTCATATTTTAAATTCGTTAATAAATATGACAGCCAAAAATTGCCGTCAAATTTAAGATTGTGATAGTATGCTATTATGTCACAATCTAATGACTTAAAATAATTAAACTGTTCATTTATAGAATGAAAAATCTGAACGTTTTCGGTGTATAATTCTACGCTTGCACTAGCCCACACTTCAGTAGATTTCTGACCCTCATATACTGTAGTCTCAAAATCACACATAAATTTTCTATAGTTTTTCATATATTATCTAAATCAGTAAAACCAAAATATTCGTTAATATCATTAGATTGTATTGCTGATATTCGTGACATATCGTGATTTGATAATAAAGGTATTAAATCTTCTGTTTTTGCCTGCACTACTTCTGAATATACACTCTCATTTATACTATCTAAGGCAGATATAATTTCTTCTTCATTTTGTTGTAAATAATACTCGTACTGTTCACTTCCAAAATCTTCTTGCATTTGTTTTATAATTCCTAAAACAGTATAGTAAAAATTTTCGAGATTATAGTCTATAGCTTCACCGCCATGTGTGTATGCTTGTTTTTTACTAGGTAAAGCCTGCAATCTTGAAATAATACTATCTGTCACTGTATAAGTTTCTGTGCGTTGTCTTTGTGCTATTTCTGATTGTAAATCTTGCAAAGTATCTTGTGATATTCTTTTTGGAAAAGCTTTTAACCCTTGTGTATCAATACCTTGTTGCTCTGCTTTGTCTAATATAGCTTGATATGCTTTTTGATTTTTTGATAGTCGTTTCTTTGCCATACTCATTTTTCTCCTCTCTGAATTAATAAGACCCCTGCTAACTTAATAGCAAGGGTCAGCAGAAAAATAAAATTTATTTTACTGATTTTACATCAAGAGCACAATCAATATAAGGCCTGCCTGCCTTTGTTGTACCGCTAACTTTAATAACACTGAATGATTTGCCATGCATAATGTTAGCAATATTATCAAAACTACGCTTGAAAGTAGCTGACTGACAAGAGAATACTTCATTGTCTGGTGTAATGATTGATAATATATCAATGCTATCTCCGTTTTCTTTTTCGTCTGTAAATGTAAGATATCCTGCTACTGGAATAGATGTATTGTTCTCTACATCCTTAAGAGATTTAATACCTCTATCCAATGTCATTAAATACTGCTCTACCTCTGTAAAATCTTTTGACTGTGTATTAATTGTAATTGCCATGTTTGTTTATCTCCTTTTCTTTTATTCTGCGTATGCCTGCTCTGTTTCAATCTCTTTACGTGTAGCAGGGTCAAGTATCTTTGCACCCTTGATAAAGTCTGCTTCATCCATGCCATAAAGTTCGTTAACCTCTTTAAGTTCACGAATTGCAACAATAGTGCAATCATCTGTGTTATACTGCTTTGATACTCTCTTTAACACCTTGTCCTTGTCAGCAATCTTACCAGTGAGTGTAAACTCCTGCTCGAATGTTTCCGCTGTCTGTGGATTTACACATAAAGCTGTAACTGATGTTGAAATAATTGTACGTGTAACCATTGGTTTTCTCATAGTCTTTTCTCCTTTTCTTTGTGCTATGAACTATAAAGTTAAATGTAATAAAGTTGTAACACCATAAGGTGTAGTAGTCAAGTTGATTTTTTTGCAATCTATTTGATGATAGCTTTACTATCTCTTGACTATTATGCAGGAAAGAAAATCATCTGCTATATGACGAATTGCAATTTTACAATCCTCGCGATATATAGTTTCTATAGTAGCGCCTAGTTTATCAGTTTCAACCTCAATCTTTTGTGTATTGGGGTCTGTAATAAGCTGTGCATATAATGTTTCTATCAATGTTAATCACTTCCTTTTTCTTTGAGGAGGCCGCACTATTGAGTGTCGTATTGCCTAGCAATAGTGCGGTATCATAGTATTAAAGCAAACGTTTTGTAAAAGATGTATTACCTCTTTACATATTATATAGTACAGTAATAATGTAAATGCAGTATGACTAATTTATGAACATTCTATGAACTTTTTCGTATTTGATTTTCTGTAATTTACGAAAATTTACGAAAATACATGTAAACTAATCAAAATACTTAAGTATCTGAATACTGTAATAGCCATAATATGTACTAATACACCAACGCATAAATCGTGCTTCTCTTAATGTTATTTTACCAGTATAGCTGAATAGTTTAACTCTATCAATCATTAATGTTGTAATTTGCTCTAATAATTCAATTCCAAAACTTTTTGGATAAATTATATGATTAAAGTGCCTAAAATTTACTCTAACTATACGCTCTAATTGATGTTTTCTTTTATTTGTCATATTATAAAATCTCCTTTATATTAATGCCTAATTTGAAACGCTTATGCATATCACTAATACTTTTTTCTATTTTAATACGTTCATACATTTCATCAATACACATTTGTGTATAATAATCATTCAAAGCTACTAACCACATATATTCACCATATATCATATATGTGTAAGAAGATGTGATATTGATTAATAACAATGTATCAGCTCGAAAACTTGTGGGCTCAATGAACTTAGAAAGCCATATAAATTTCCTTATCATTCTATATCTACGATATATTATTTTATATTTGTCTCGATAAAAACTCATATTATAAAAAATTTCCTTTCAATTATCTTGTGATAAATCTTGACTATGTTATCTGCAATTTCCTTTGATGATACACCATACATCATGTCATATGTAAGTGTATCAAGGAAAAATCTTTTTTCACCTAACTCACGTGTTTTAACTATGATATACCACATATTTTCTATATTAGCATACCCATAAAATATTTTACCCTTTACTTTTGTAGCAACTTTGGTTGCTATTTCTATAACAAAATCCTCGTAAACTTCATCAATATCAGATTGTGACATTTTTCTATTTTTGTATAACATGTTTTTGTACCTCTTTTCTATTCTTCTACTTTAACGTAAATCATTTCTTTTCCTGATAATGCTTTAAAACTTATTACTTTCAGTCGTGATATCTGTTTGTTTTTCAATATTTGAGAACGAGTATAAAACTCGTCGATGTCATACTGTATATCATGCAACCAAAAGCTAGTAGTAGCACTAAGTTTGACTAAAGTGCCTAACTTTATATTGTTAGCCATTTATTTTCACCTCTTTCATTATTTACTATATTCAGTTGTAAAGCCTATGCGTGGACTTGCACCACGCTGCGCGCTTTACGCTTAGGCTGTGAAAAAATTTTTATGATTTTAAATCTATTATTATGCAACTATATCCTTCGTCCTCTACTGAATAAATAGTATCTATCAAATAATCAAAATATTTATTAGGAATATCTTTAGCCAAGCCATGCCATTCTTCAATTCTATATTTTGTACTAAAAACTATTTCTTCAGTACTCAATAGTACTCTATATATGTCTTGCACTGTCAAATTATTTCACCTCTTTTCTATTTTCGTCAAGTTCAACTGCATATTCTAAAAAATCTTTTTCAGTAATACCATATAACTTTGAAGATTTCTCTGCATTTACAAGTTTTAAGAATTTTGCACTATTGCTATAATCTATTGCAAACTGTTTTTCAATATCCTTATCGCTTAAATCTCCGATATAAGACTCATTTAAGGTTATAACTTCGTTTGTGTCAAGATTAAAAGCCATAATCTCTACATTAGTTGTTACGATTGTTCTTGTTATCATTTTTTCTTTTCTCATAGTTTTTTGACTCCGTTTCTTTTTTGTGCTTGTTTATTTTGTTACTTGCTGATATTGCTATCAGTGATACAAGGGAGTCGGAGTTGCACCGGCTCGACTATTTTAAATAGTCCAAAACTCTTGTCTTGTTTTTGTGATATATAACTGACCTATAAATTTATCAGTTGAAGAATCATATACATTTATTAATAATGTAAACATCATACAATTATAACTGTTTATTGTAAAATCCCTAAACGTATAGTTTAGTTCGTTCGTGTTAGCTGTGTTATACCATTTCAACCATGAATTATAAATATTGTATTTTGCTTCACTAGGTTTATTATAACAATCACCTAAACCGCGCACTTTTCTAATAGGGTACAATTCACCCTTAACCTTTCTGACCTCAAAAGTCTCATTATTCAATTTAATATACTGCTTCATACTATACACCTTAGCACTCTATTTAAGTACCCCTTTCCTTTATCTTTAAGTACATTATAACGGTCAGTTGTGAACAGCGTATGTCCAAAATGTAAACAAATTGTGAACATTTTATATAGTACTATGGTACTAAGTTAGACACAACTAACTTCGCGCACTCACGGTACCACACTGACGTGTTAACGCTGTACCACTGCAATGCGTCACCACTGTACCACTGCGCAGTGCATGGGGTGTACCAAAAATCTCGACGTTCGAAACGACCCC